TCAATTTTTTAATCTTGCTGGCTTTCCGCCCGGTAGTCTCGCTTGGTGCGCTTGCCGCGCTCCGGGATCTCGGTGAACAGTGCCACAAGACCCATCGGCAGCGTCAGGAGGATCGCTGTCGCGTCCCGATCCTCCGGCGTCCCGCCATAGGCCGCCATCAGGAGCAGCACGCCGGAGAGCAGGATGAGGATCGCTCCGCTGATGCGTTCTATTCTCATATTCGCTGTCCCTCCTCAAAGCATCATCATGGACGACGCCTGTGCTATGGTCTTCACCGTCACCGTCTCCTCGCCCGTCTCCTTGAGGATGCGTCGGACGTTAGAGAGCGTGCGGTCGAGCAGTCGGAAGCACCCGGTCTGCATATTGCACGCCCGCGCTTTCAACTCCACCAGCGCCTCCGGCTCGATCTGGAAGTCCGTGAGATAACCCTCCACCTCCGAGGGGGAGAGGCCCCGCAGCGAGGCATAGAAGTCCACCCGGTTCGCCATACGCACGAGGTAGGTCTTGATCTGTGCCTCCAGTTTCGGCTCGCCCGCGATCACAAGACCCACGTCGCTCTGATCGAACACCGCCCGCAGGATCTCCATTTTCTTCTGTGTGTACTTGCTCACCAGCTTGTCCGCCTCGTCGATGATCAGCAGGTAGCCCTTGTTCGTGTTGAAGAACTCCCGGATGCCGTTCACCCTGCGCCAGATCGTGCCGTAGCCGTTTGGAAGCCCGATGCTCCGTTCAATCGCCTCCACAAGGTCGCGGCTGCTCATGGTGTCGTCGCACTCGATGTAGGCCACGCGGGAGAGCTTCGCGTACTGCCGCAGGGCGTAGGTCTTGCCGTAGCCACTGCGGGCGACTACGATGCCGAGGCCAATGTACTCCTGACAGCTCTGGCATACACCGAGTACGGCCTTCGCGTCCCGGCTCTCAAAGAATACGGGCGTCTGCCACGTCTTGCCCTCTGACTTCGCCAACGGCGTCGTCAGGTCGACCGCCTCGCCCGTCTGCCGGGTGAGGAAGTCCGTCAGCTTGCTCTCAAGGTCGTTCGGGTTGCTGTCATACTTGCCCGTGAGATACCGGGAGACGGTGGTGCGGCTGTAGCCGATGTCCTTGGCGACTGCCGCGATGCTTGAGTGCTGCGTCTGGATGTAGTTGTTCACGCGCTGTGCGAGGGGGCTGATGTTGGTGTAGATTGCGGTGCGCTCCGCTGCTGTAACTTCCATGATGTACCTCCGTTATTATTCGTTCATCGCTCTCAAAAGGGAGAGTGCCTTGTCGCCTTTGGCGTTGAGGAAGGTGTCGTCCGTGGCCTTCTTCCGGCTCGTCTTGCTTGCCTGTTCCGATCGGAACATTCTGTCCTTGGGCAGGGAGACCAGCTTCTGGCTCGGCGTGGCCTTGATGGTCAGGTCGATCATACCCACTGCGTTCGAGGCTCTCGTGCTGCCGTCCTCGCCGCGCAGCTCGTAGGGCGTCGTGTAGCCCTCCAGTATCTCCCGCGTCTCCGAGCTCTGTCGGTTCTGATTTTTCAGGTGCGCCTGCAGGAGCTCCAGCGAGCAGTGCTCGTCATAGCCCAGCGCCTCGGCAGAGACCGCCTCGCAGATCTTCTTGCCGCTCATTTCGTAAACATAGAGCTTGGTGACGTCGTCGACGTCCCACTTGATCGTGACCTTCTTGTCCTTGTAGTAGCACAGCTCGTAGTCCGTGTAGAGGATGCCGAACTTGGTGATGCCTTGGCTGTTGACCGTCGCTACCGATCCGCTCATCAGCAGCATTGCCGCGTACTCGCGGGGCGGCGCTGCCTTCTCGAAGCGTGGGCCGTTGGTGAACATCTCGCCCGGTGTGACCCACTTCTCGCCCGCGTCGGCAAGGCCGCGATGCTTCTTGCCTTGGTAGTGCTTCTCCTTCCACTTCGTCCACTCCGCGAAGAACTCCTCCATCGTCAGCAGCTCCCCGCGCTCCAGCATCTGATCGATGTTCTTCTGGCGCTTGGCGGCGGTCTTGGAGCCTGTCAGCGTGCCCGTGTAACTGTCGAACCGCTTGGAGAAGTTCGAGCACACCGTGCCGAAGGTTCGCTCGATGTCCTTGACCCATGCCTGATACGGCAGGGCGCGGCGCACGCGCTCGATGCCGATGCTCTGATAGAAGCCCTGTGTCTCCGCGTCGAAGTCGAACACGATCTTCCGCTCCTTGCGGTTCTGGCCCGTCAGCTCCTTCTTCGTGTAGTCCTTGCCGTTGTCGATCAGGATGCCCTTCGGCACGCCCGCCGTGTAGAGCATCTTCACCAGCGACTGCTTCAGCGTGTCGCCGTTGGCCTGTACGCAGATCACGTCGCCCACGATCGAGCGGCTCTTCAAGTCCATCCACGCCACCAGCACCGGGCGCACGGCCTTGATCTTGCCGTTCGGAGCCGTCCACTGCACCCAGCAGTCGAAGGTGTGCTCGTCGCCCACCACCAGCTCCATGACCTCGAGGCTCACGGTCTCCCGCTTGCCCTTGAGCATCATCTTGTTCCGCCACTCCCGCGTCCCGTTGGCTGCAAGGAATCGGGCGGACTCCGCGCCCCGCTGCTCCATGATGTATTTGATGTACCGGGCCACCGTCTTGATGGAGGGATACTCCTCCCACTCCCGCCGCTCCGCCTCCAGCTCAAACCGCTCATAGAGCATCTCGATCGTGCCGAGGTTCGCCGCGAACCGCTTGTCGAACCAGATGTTCTCAATGATCGCCTTCTGCTCGTCCGTCAAGCTCGGGAACGTACCCGTCTCCTTCGGCTTCCTGCACAGCGCCAGCGCCCGGAAGTAGTCCCGGCTCTTGCCGTCTTCCTTCTCCAGCTTCAGCGCCCATGCGTTCGCCTCCAGCACGTTCTTCATGTAGCGGTACAGGCTCTGCGGGCTGATCCCCAGCCCCAGCGCGTACCGCTCGGCGTAGCCCGTGCGGTCAGGGCCGTCATAGTCGATGAAGTCCTGCACCCGTGCCGCCAGCTCTACCGCCTCATAGAAGCGCTTCTTGTTCGCCTCCGTGTACTGGTTCAGGTCGGCGGTGACGTACCACGGCACGGCCTCCTGTGCTCTCTTGTCTATGATGACCTCACTCCCTTCCACCTTCTGCGCGGCTCGCCATGCCTTCCGCGCCTTTGCCGAGAGGGAGCTTGTCGAGATCAACACCTGATCCTTGCCGCCGCCCTCCCGGGCCTGTGACTTTACGTTATGCTGTTCGGGGCTTCTTTGAACGCGCTTCTTCATGGCCTCGTAAGTGATACCTTCAAAAGCCGCTGCCTCCTCCAGCGTGATGAATACGTCCGGCACTCCGTTCCCTCCCTTCCGTGCGTCATGCCGCGATCGCCCGCTCCGCCTTCTTCGGGTCGAGCGCGAGGGCGGCGATGATCGCCGGGAGGTACTTCTCACCCGAGCGTGTCCCGTTCAGGATGTAGCTCATGTACTGTGGGCTTGTGCCCACCGTGGCCGCCAGTTCCGCCCGACTCATGTCCCGGTCAGCCAGCGCCTTCACCACCATCTTCCCGAACGGCGTCAGCCGTTTCTTCGGGCCTCTCATCGCTTGCCCTCCTTTCCCATCGTTCTTAGACTTACTTCCGAATGACCGCCCAGCCCAGCGAGACCGCCACACCTATGAACGCGGTGACGCTCACGGTGGGGACGGGGCAGCGCATCAGCAGCAGCGCCGCCGCGAAGCCCAGCGTCGCGAGGATGATGAGTCCCGCTGTGATGAGGAACGCCGCCGCGCTTTGCGCCGTGCGCCCCGCACGCTTTCGCGCCTCCCGCTTCACTTCTCTCTCAAGTAAGTTGAGAACGAGGTCGTAGCTGCGCACGCTCTGCGCCGCTTCAAAGAATTGCTGCTCCATCCCCGGCAGCGCCCGGAACGGGTCGCGGGGGTTGCCCGCCTCCCGCAGCCGCGCCGCCGCGTTTCGCCGTGCGATGACGGTAGCGCCGATCGCGGTCTTGATATCTTCTGTGCTGAACATTCTGCTGCTCCTTTCCTTTGCCCTCCCCCCCGCGCGTAA